ATATTGGACAACACAAGGTTGGGCCGAAGGATCAATAATATCTTTAAGTCCATTAGCTAATAAATTAAAATTAAAAACAAAATATTGTGTGGGAGATAATGTATTTGATAATTTTTATGATTATACATTATTTAAAGAAGACGGTACTAAACTTGATAAAGAATTTGTAAGAATAGTAAAACAGTATAATGATTATGAAATAATAACAAAAAATACTGTTAATGGAATTTATTATGCAAAAATTCCATTAGTACAAAAAGAACACGTAGTATTAATGGATAATAAAACAATATTCAGCGATATAATTTATGATGTAGAATCTGGATATAGACAAGATAGAATAAAAGTTCTTGGTTATGTTACAGCAGATTGGACTGGTGGATTAAGTATACCAGGATTCATTTATGATCAAGCTAATATAATTGAATGGTCACCTTATACTGATTATGTGATGAGTGACATTGTAAAACATAAAGAATTTTATTATACTGCTAAAAATAAAATAAAAGGTAGTGCAACGTTTATTGATGCAGACTGGGATAGATTAGATAACAAACCTAAACCAGATTTATTACCTAACTTCGAATATAAAACTAATCAATTTGCAGACTTTTTTGATTTAGATACAGATAATTTTGATTCAACTCAACAAAGAATGGCTCAACATTTAATAGGTTATCAAAAAAGACAATTTTTACAAAATATTATTAATGATGATGTTTCACAATATAAATTTTATCAAGGATACATTCAGGAAAAAGGAACTAAAAATGTATTAACTAAATTATTTGATGCATTATCGTCTGCAGATAAAGAAAGTGTAGACTTTTTTGAAGAGTGGGCAATTAGAAAAGGACACTATGGTGTAAGTCAAGGATTTGAAGAAGTAGAATATACTTTAGATGATAGTAAATTTAGATCTAATCCACAACCTTTTGAATTAACAAATACTATAGATCCTTTAGCTACAGATTTAGTTATTAGACAGAAAGACAGTGATGTATATCTTAAACCTGAAAATTATACGCATAAACCTTTCCCAACAAAATATGAAAGTATTCCATATTTGCCAACTGCTGGATATGTAGATCCTAGTGATGTTAAATTTATTGTGGCAAAATATGATGACATATTAAATTTAGATGTAGCTGAATTAAAACAAGGACATTATGTATGGGTAGGAAATTATAAAAATGATTGGGAAGTATTTAAATTCTCCAATACTCAAGCCAAATTAAGTAAAATAGAAAAGTCAGGTGATTTAATTTTAGTTACTACACAAAATACTGCAAATGTAACCGTTGGAGAAGTTTTTGCTATACGAGTAGGAACTGTAACACATATTTTAAAAGCAAACAAAATAGAATTAAATGTTATTACTTGTGACAAAAAAGAAGGTGTTACTGCTGTAGATCCTGCAACAGGATACATAAGTCAATTTAAAACATCTAGAATTGCAAGTATTACTGATGTAAATGCAAAAATTATGGATTCAGGTCTTCAGGATAATGAAAAATTCTGGGTTGATAAAAACGACAATAATAAATGGTCCGTATTGAATAATAGTTTTGTATATAGTTCACATCAAGAAATTTCTAATCCCAACTCTATAGCAAATACAGAGTTTGGTAAAGTATTAGCTAGTAATGATGCAAATAATATTTTAGTTGTAGGTGCACCAAATGATTCAGACGGTAAAGTTTTTGTTTATAAAAGAGGAGGCGATAATTCAACATTTAATTTATTTCAAGTTCTTGAAACACCACCAGAAGATCCTGCGTTAAACAAATTAGATGTATTTGATGCTGGTGCAAAATTTGGATCAAGTGTAGCAATAAGTCCAGATGGAAAATATATTTTAGTAGGTTCTCCACAAGCCTCTAATGTTAGAACTTATTATAAAGGAAATTATGCTGTAGGAACTCCATATACAATAGAAGATATTATAAAATACAAAGAACAATTGTGGAAAGTTGTAAATCCTATATTACCTGAAGATCCTTCAGTAGATTTTACAACATTTGATAGTCACGTGTTTGCTAAAGAATCAACATATGATTCTGTAACAGGAAATTATACACCATTAACACAAATAATTTTAGGAAATTATATTTTTACAAATGCTACTACAGATCATTTATTAATTAGAGCATCATTAGATCAATACCAAGGTACTAAAATAGGAGACAAATTACAATTAGCTTGGAATAAAGGGAATACTTTTGTTCCTCCATCAGGAACAGCATACGAACCATTTAATGGTTATAATGCTGATGTTACTAATGCACTTCAAGGTGAACAAACAATTACAGAAAAAGTAGATGAAATATTAAGCATAGATCAAACTCTTAATGATTTAACAGTAGGTGATGCTATTGCCACTGACAGTGCAGATGGTACAGTAGCTTGGGTAAACAAAGTAGGTACTCAGTCTTTAATTTATTTGAAAGATGTTAAAGGTAATTTTTCAGCTACAGGAGATTTATTATTAGGATCTATAAATGTTGGAACATACCAACGTGTATTCCAAGAAGATATAAACTATTTAGGTGGCTGGTGGAAAATTAGTATTGGTGCAACAGTTAATAATTGGCCATACATTTCAGAAACAAATCCATATCTAGTAATATATGATATTATTAGACAAGGAATTACTAGAACAGCATTATCATATTATAATGCTTTATCCGCAACTCAAAATGCAGTTTTACCAGGTGTTCCAAGAACATCTGAAATAGGAATTTTATCTTATTACAAAACTTATAGTATTGCAGGACAACCAGTGTTCCAGGGTTTAGTTACTGATCAAAGATTCTTTTTTAGATTAGGCACTGCATTTAATACTAAAGTTGCTGGAAATACTATTAATGGTTGGTTAAACACAATAAGAGATTCAAATAATACAGTGTTTGATCCAGGTGTAATGGGGTTAAACTTTAGCGATATTAACAAAGAACTTACAATAAGCGGTATTTGGAATGGTTACATAACTGTAGATGCTGAAGCAGATAATTTAGGTAACTTTTATATACCAACAGTAGGCAGTACTGTTAGAGATCAAACGACAATGAAAACTGCTGAAGTTACTTTTGTTAAAACAATCGACTTTAACAAAATACAATTATTTTTAAAAGATGCCACAGGTGCTTTCAAAAAAGGACTTGATGCAGGTGAATCAAGTGACATTTATTTAATAGGTACTCCAGATAGAAAAATAGGAACTTTAAGAGACGCAAGATTAGATGTTAATGGTCAAAGTGGACCATACTTTGTATTTGACTCTGGTAAAACATTAATTTCAACAACTAATACAGATATAGAAGTAAGACATTTTGATAAAGAATATTGGTTCTATGATGAACAAACATTAGATGGTATAGCTAGATCGGCTAACATTCCTGGAGGTACTAATAAAGATTATCTTCAAGTGTATAATATTTCTGCTGGAGAAGGAACACAAAGCGGTAATGTTAATGAAGGTGCATATTCAGTTTATGAAATAGGAACAAATAATTTATTTGCTCATGCAGGAACATTTATAGTACCTGATACTAAAGATAATTTAAAAGTAGGTAGTAAAATAGAAATAAGAAAAGTAGGAGATGAAACTGTTGCGTATGTAGGAGCTTCGGGAGATTTATCATCAGCTACTCCTGGGAAAATTTATTTTGTTAAAAGAAGTACTACTAAAAATTGGGCACTTTCAACAAATCCTTTGTATATGGGCGTATTTGATCCAGCTCTTTCATATGCTACAGGTGAATATACAATTTATAATTCAGAATTATATAAAGCAAAAACAAATCTTGTTGCCGGTGCATGGAATTCAAGTTACTGGGAAAAACAAAGTACAGGTACAGATTATTTAGGATATATTCCTAATGATTCAGGAATAACATTAGAAGGAGATTCAACTCTCAATCAAAGTAATTTAGTAATGTTTGGTGATCAATTTGATGTTAATTCTACAGGAACAATTCTTGTAACTAATTTATTATACAGTACTGATGCACAAAAAGTTGCTGTATATAGATTACAAGAAGGACATTATACATATTCACAAACAATTACATCACCTGAAGATTCATCTCCTAATATAAATTTTGCGAATAGCGTAGCTATTTCAGAAGATGGAAGTATGTTAGCTATTGGTAGTCCTTTAAAAGACTTTGCTAATGCTGTTGATGCCGGAGTAGTTTATACATATCTACAAGCAAGTGGTGTTTATTCATTGAATCAAAATTTAAGAAGTCCTGATAGTGAAAATTCAGAAAACTTTGGACACCAATTAGGATTTGATGGAAATACATTGGCAGTTACAAGTCTTAAAGGAGATATAACAGTTACCACTGCATTTGATACAGAAACTACAATATTTGATACTGGAGCAACAACATTTTATAAAGTAATGTCAGATAGTGGTGCAGTACATTTATTTGAAAGATCAGGTAATACTTTATTATATGCTGAAAAATTTGTATACACAAATGATGGTGCTGTAGAATTTGGACGTAATACATTAATAAATGATAATCATGTTTATATAGGTTTACCTACACTTACATTGGCTAATAGTAATAAAGGAACAGTTGTTAATTTTAGAAAAACTAAAGGCAAATCAAGTTGGATGCAAACAGTAGAAGGTGCTGACCATGTAGAAGTTGATAAAATTAAAAGTGTATTCATTTATAACAAGAAAAATAATTCTGTTGTTGCTAATTTAGATTATATTGATCCTGTATTAGGAAAAATTGCAGGTACAGCCGAACAAGAATTATATTATAAAACACATTATGATCCAGCAATTTATAATTTAGGAACTTCATCAGTAACAGTAGATACAAATAATCACTGGGCAGAAGAACAAGTAGGAAGACTTTGGTGGGATTTAAGCACGGTAAGATATTATTATCCTTATCAAGGTAATATTATATTCAATAACAATCATTGGAATAAACAATTTATTGGTTCATCTGTAGATGTATATGAATGGGTAGAAACAACATATAAGCCTAGTGTTTGGACTAAACTTTCAGATAGTGGTGAAGGATTAGCTTTAGGAGTAAGTGGTGCACCTAAATATGATGATACTGTATATGTTACTAGAAATACTTACGATAAAATTGCTCAAGCCACAAAACCTAAATATTATTATTGGGTTAAAAATAAACAAACTACACCAGATGTAGAATTTAGAAGTTTAAGTTCGTTAGCAGTTTCACAACTTATAAATGATCCTAAAGGACAAGGTTACAAATATATTACGTTCTTTGATTCAAATAAATTTGCGTTAGTTAATTGTGAATCATTGTTATCAAATTCAGATGCTATACTTAATGTCCGTTATTGGACAATAGATAATAAAGAACTTAATATTCATAATGAATATCAAGTTATGACTGAAGGATTGTCTACTAGTAAACCTTCTTCGGAAATAGAAAAAGTTTGGCATAATAGTTTAATAGGTTATGACGAACAAGGAAATGCTGTACCTGATCCAAATTTAAGTAACAAATTAAAGTATGGAACTTTATATAAACCTAGACAAAGTTGGTTTGATAATCATCAAGAAGCATTAAAACAATTAGTAGAAAGAGTTAATTCAGTATTGAAACTTAATTTAATTGTAGATAAAGTGGACTTAACTAACTTATCTAAAGCAGAAACACAGCCTACAACAAATACTAAACTTTTTGATAAAACTGTAGACGTAGTAGGAGATTTAGCTTTTGTAGGAACAAATACAATTAAGAAAGCAGAACTATTACCAACAATTGTAAATGGTAAAATTACTGATGTAACTATTTTAAGTAAAGGTAAAGGTTATACAACTGTACCTACATTTGAAATTTCAGGAGACAGCGGAAGTGGTGCTGTAATAGAATTAACAATTGATGCTTTAGGACAAGTTGATACTGCAATTGTAAAAGTTAATGGAGAAGGATATACATCAAATACAAAAGTTGTTGTTAGACCTTACAGTGTACTTGTAAAAAGTGATGCAGAGCTTGGTGGTAAATGGGCAATATATGGTTATGATACAAGTTTAAGTACTTGGAGTAGAACAGCTTCACAAAAATATAATACTGATCTTTATTGGTCATATATTGATTGGTATGACATAGGATATAATCAATTTACATCAATAGATTATACTGTTAGTCAATCATATTTGTTAGATTCTTTAAGTGATGAAATAGGAGATATTGTAAAAATAGAAAATGTAGGCACAGGTGGTTGGCTATTATTAGAAAAAATAGATAATCAACTTAATGTAGATTATACTGTAAATTATAAAACTATTGGTAGAGAAAATGGAACAATTGCATTTAAAAATACTTTATATGATTTTGGTTCTAATACTGTAGGTTATGCATCAACTAGTTATGATACTGTATTATATGATAGACAGCCTGTTCAAGAAACAAGAATAATATTAGAAGCTTTAAGAGATAAAATTTTTATTAATGATTTAGAAGTACATTATAATGAACTTTTCTTTGCTAGTTTAAGATATGCATTAAGCGAAAATAAATTAACAGATTGGGCATTTAAAACAAGTTTCATCAAAATAAAACATAATGCGGGTGATCTTAAACAAAAAGTAACTTATAAAAATGATAATCTTTCTAATTTCGAAGATTATATTAAAGAAACTAAACCATATAAAACTAATATTAGAGAATATGTAAGTTCTTACGAAAATGTAACGCCATCTAGTTCAGTTATAACGGACTTTGATTTACCTGCTAGTTATGATGATCAAAATAAAATAGTACCTAGTTCAGCAAAATTTGTAGGTACTGCTTTAACAGGAACAAGTACAATTGTAAATTATCCTGATAAACATTGGTTAGAAAATGTAGGATTTAAAATTACTTCATTTAATATAGGAGATAAAGGTAGTGGTTATATTACGCCACCAGCTGTTTCAATAACTGGTGGCGGAGGTACTGGTGCTATAGCTCAAGCATATATTAGTAGCGGAAAAGTAACAGCAATTAAAATTGTTAATGAAGGATTAGGATATTTAACAGCGCCTACAGTAACTTTACAAGGAGGAATTAAAGATGTAACTACAGGAACAGTTGCTAAAGTTAGTGCTGTATTAGGTAAGTCTTTAGTTAAAGTAACTCATCTTACTGTTAAATTTGACAGAACATCTGGAACATATTTAATAACATCATTAGCAAGAACAGAAACGTTTGCAGGAAATAATTCTGTATTAGATTATTATTTAAAATGGCCGATAGATTTAAGAAGAAATACAATCAAAGTAACTGTTAATAATATTGAAAGTTTATCAAGTGAATACACTTATGTTAATAAATTAGATACAACTAAAGATTATAACAGATATATAGGACATATTAAATTTATTTCACCACCTGCTAATTTACATTCTATTAAAATAGAATATATGATAGATGCATCTAAATTACAAGCACAAGATAGAATTAATCTTTTCTATACACCAGCGTCAGGAATGCCGGGTAAAGAATTAGCTCAAATTTTAGATGGAATAGATTATGGTGGAGTTGAAGTTAGAAGTTTAGGGTTTGATACTGCAACTGGTTGGGACACAGAATCATACATGGCAGGTTCTTGGGATACCTATGATGCAACTTTTGAAGATGAAATTTTAAAAATGGATGGTAGTACTAATTCACTTACATTAAGCAAAGCACTAGAAGATGGTATAGTTTATAACATTTATAAAAATGCAATAAGAATAGATGATCCTAACTATGGAACAGGAAATACTGTAACAAATAAAAATGCAATGATGCAAAGTGTTACAGGTGATGGTTCGACAATGACTATTACATTTGATACTGTACCAACAGTAGCTGGTGATCTAATTGTAGTTAGAAAATCTACTAGTGATGGTAGCTTCTTACCTGATCCAGAAGCTTATGATACTTTATTAACAGGCGGTGATTTAACTTATTCAACTGCATCAGGATTAAAAGCAGAAGACATTATAGTAGAAGGAGATGATTTTGTATCGCATACAACTTCAAAAGGTCCAGAAGAATTTATACCAGGACAAGTACTTGATACTTTAGACATTCAAGTATTTGACAAAGGTGGAGAATCAGGAAGTAGAATTAGTAGTTACAATCATACAGGAGATGGTGTTACTACAAATTATCCATTTAGCGAATATCCACAAAGTTCAGATGCAGTATTTGTTTCAGTAGGTAATGTTTTACAAGAATCTAATACTTATGTTGTGGACTATCCAAATAAATTATTGAAATTTAATAGTGCTCCTATATTAAATTCTAAAATTAATTTTGTGACTATGAGTAATAATGGAGAAAAAGTTTTAGACTTTGATACATTTACAGGAGATGGAAGTACTTTAGATTATGTAACAAGAGCAACATGGATTAATAATAGTATAAACACGTTTGTAAGAGTAAATGGTTTATCTGCTTCATACACTATTTTAGAATCAGATAGTTCTTATGCTGTACAAGGCAAAGTTGTTGTAAGATTTGCAGATGCACCTCCGGCAGATTCAGTTGTTAATATAGTTGTATACGCAAGTGCTAGTCAAACATTTAGTGAAGTTACTGAAGATAATTTTACAGGAGATGGAAGTACGGCTTCATTCCAATTAAGTCAAACGCCATTTAATCAAAAACCTTTATCATTTAATACAGTTGTTAGAGTAGGCAGTGAAGTTTTAAATGCAGGATTTACTAAAACATTTACATTAGATAATAATAGAGAATATGAATTTGAAACTTGGCAAGAAATTCCGGGATCAATACTTCCTGCAGATGTAAGAGCATTTTTAAATGGAGTAGAATTAATACAAAGTCAACAATATACTTGGAACTCAGGTACTACTAGTATAACACTTGTAACTGGAGTAGGTGTTCCTGGTGATATTTTAAAAGTATTTGCTATGAGTAATGGTCAATATACTTTAAATGAAACAACAGGAATGATTACATTTAGTACTGCTCCAAGCCAAGGATTAACTATTTCAGTTTACCAATTTAGTAATCATGATATAGCAAAAATAGAAAGAATTAATTATGATGTTGTTGCAAGATTAACTGTAACTGTAGGTACAGATGATTATTATATGTACAAACAATTAACTAATGGACTTATTAAATTAAGACAATTAGCCGAAGATGCTCAATATGTTTGGGTAACTCTTAATGGAGAATTATTAGCTCCTAGTGTAGACTACAAGGTTACAAATGATCAAATGTATTTGAAAATAAACAGATCATTGGCTACAAATGATGTTATAGATATTATACACTTTACAGCACCTAAATTTGTATCTAAATTTGGTTATAGACAATTTAAAGATATGATGAATAAAACTCACTACAAACGTTTAGGTAATAATAACAAATATCAATTAGCAACTTCGCTTAAATGGACAGATCAAGAATTAGAATTAACAGATGCAACAGGTATAACAGAACCTAGTATAGCAAATAATATTCCTGGAGTATTGTTTATTGATGGGGAAAGATTAGAATATTTTGTTAAAGTAGGTAATATACTTTCACAACTTAGACGAGGAACATATGGAACAGGAGTAAAAGATACGCATATTGTAGGTGAAGAAGTATTAGATCAAGGACAGTTTCAAAATGTACCTTATAAAGATGAATTTTTAACTGAACAATATACAGCAGATGGTAGCACTAATGCAATTACTATTGGATTTACTCCTAAATCTGCTAACGAATTTGAACTATTTGTAGGTGGTAAAAGGATGAGAAAGAATGATATTTCTGTATATGACCCAACACAAGGTCAAGATAGTCCTGAAGCCGATGTTACTTCCCCTGCAGAATTTACTGTAGACGGTATAAGCCCAGTTGTAACACTTACAACAACACCTATAGCTGGCACAAAAATAATAACTATAAGAAAACAAGGTAAAAAATGGCAATCTGGCATTAAACCATTAAGTCAATCAGACAATGATATTGCTAGATTCTTGCGACAAAAAGAACTGGCTTTGCCGCAATAAATACACATAAGAACTGGAGCGTAAATGAACAATATTAAAGAAAACAGCGGCGTACTACTTCAAGGACATATTAAGATCCATGATCCGGAATCGGGCCATGTATTTGTTAGTAAAAGAAACGCCATACACTATGAAAATATGAGTCAAGCCTTAGCAGATAGTCTTGCTAATGCTGGACAAGGATTTATAAATTCTATGGTATTTGGTAATGGAGGAACGTCCATCGATCCAACTGGTATTATTACATATCTAACGCCTAATTCAACAGGAACTAATGCTAGTCTATATAATCAAACATTTACTAAAATAGTTGATGATAGATCAGTATCAAATCTTGATCCATTAAGAAATAAACTTGAAACAAGACACGTTAATGGAACAAATTATACAGATGTATTGGTTACTTGTTTGTTAGATTATGGTGAACCAAGTGGACAAGATGCAGTAGATAATTCTAGTAATGTAGACGGATTATACGTATTTGACGAATTAGGTTTAGTAAGTTACTCCCCTAGTGGTACTGGAAATCTACTTACTCATGTAATATTCCATCCTGTCCAAAAAAGTTTAAACAGATTAATCCAAATAGATTATACTGTTAGAGTACAAAGTTTGACAGGATTTAACGAGGGGTAATAGATGTCATATACTGTTAATTTTTCTGATAGCGTAAGCAAAGGCAGTATTACTGTAGAAGATAATACGGTCAATCAAGAAACGAGTATATCGTTACCGGGAAAATCCACGACTTCATATGGAACTGTAATAGCTGAAAACTTTTTACATTTATTAGAAAATTTTGCAAAAAGTTCTGCTCCAGTAAGACCTATCGAAGGTCAATTATGGTTTGATACTACAGTTGGAACTAATCAATTAAAAGTTTATGATGGAACTAATTGGGTAGCAAGTGGAGGTTTAAAAAAAGCATTAAACCAACCAGCGGCTAGTGAAAGTATTACAGGCGATCTTTGGGTTGATACAGATAATCAACAATTATATCTTTTTACAGGAACAGGTTGGATTTTAATAGGTCCAGATTATAGTTCAGGTTTATCAACAGGAGCAAAACCTTTAACTATTACAGGTACCGATGACGTTTCACATACAGTTGTACAATTAGAAGTTAATGCTAAACCAATTGCCATTATAGCAACAGATTCATTTACACCTAAGTCAACTATTACTGGATTTTCAATGGTATTTCCAGGATTCAATTTAAGTACAGCAGATATTACAGGTGCAGGTGTAGGAAAATTTTATGGAACTGCCGAGAAGGCAGAAAATCTTATAGTAGGTACAACATCAGTTGCCGCAAGTAATTTTTTAAGAGCGGACACAACTAATATTGCAAATTTCCAACTTAAAGTTAAAAATGATTCAGGAATTGAAGTAGGCTCTAGCGGAACGTTTTCTGTAGGAGTTGAAGGACAAGCAGGAATAGTAGAACATAAAACATCAGGTTCACATATAGATTTTAGAGTTAATAATCAAGGCACAACAACTGCTATAATGAGATTAGACTCTTCTTCTAACGTAGGAATTAATAATTTAGCTCCAACAGAAGCATTAGATGTAATAGGTAATATTAAATCAAGTGCTAATGTACTTGCAGATGGTACTACAGATGCAACGTCAATAGGAACAGGTTCTTTAATTGTTAAAGGAGGAGCCGGTGTTGCCAAAAGTCTTTACGTAGGTACTGATCTTAATGTTGCAGGAGGAGTTACAGCAGGTTCAATTGTACCAACTGCTAATAATACAGATAGTTTAGGAGCAACTAACAATCAATATTTAAATGTTTATGCTAATAATTTTGTAGGAAATTTTACAGGTAACGTTAGTGGTACAGTTAGCGGAACTGCAGGTTCATCTAATAAATTATCTACAGCAACTACTTTTGCAATGACTGGAGATGTTTCAGCAACATCATTATCTTTTGATGGTCAAACAGGTGGAACTACAAAAACTTTTAATACTACAGTAAGCAATAGTTTTATTGCAGATAAAACATTAACAACTACACCACAATCAACAGATGAAATTATAATTAATCGAACTACAGGATCAACAGGTGTCTATAAAATTTCAGCAGATCAATTTTTATCTTTTGTAGCAACACCACCAGTAGGATCTATTATGTCTTACGGAGGAGCTAATGCTCCAACAGGTTGGGTATTATGTGATGGTAACGAAATTTCTAGATCAACATATGCATCTTTATATGCAGTAATAGGAACTCAATTTGGAACACCTAGTAATGCTAGTTTGTTTAAAGTTCCAGATTTAAGAGGAAGATTCCCATTAGGTGCAGATAACATGGGTGGTACAAGTGCTGGGCGTGTAACTGATATGACAGCAGATAATTTAGCAGGATACAGTGGTACTGAAACAAAAACACTTATTTCTGATAATTTACCAGATCACCAACACGATATGAAATCAACTAATAATGATCAATTTTATGGAATTAGAAATATAACAGCAACGCCTTCAGATCCAGCAGTAATTGTATATGACGGACCAACAGGTTCTAATACAGCTCAAGCAATGCCTAATTCAGGCGGAGTAGATGGAACTGTAGGACAGTCGTTTAGTGTTATGAATCCATACTTAACAATTAACTATATAATTTTTACAGGAGTTTAGGATGGGGTATAAACTTAATAAAACAGATGGAAGTTTATTAGTAGATCTAATCGATGGTCAAATCGATACTACATCTAGCGACTTAACTTTAATTGGCAGAAATTATACTGGCTTTGGTGAAGTATTAAATGAAAACTTTATCAAAGTATTAGAAAATTTTGCTAATACAACTGCTCCTGCAAATCCTATCAAAGGACAACTTTGGTATGACTCTTCAGAAAATAAATTAAAAATTTATAATGGAACAGCTTTTGTATCCGGTGGTGGAACAACTGTTGCAACTACACAACCTAATATGATTGCAGGTGATCTATGGATTGATAGTTCTAAGCAACAAATGTATTTCTTTGATGGAACAGCTCTTAAATTAGTTGGTCCAGATTATTCACTTGCACAAGGTACATCGGGTTGGGAAGTAATATCAGTTTTAGATACACAAAATCAAACAAGAACTGTTATTAAGTTTTCTATTCAAGGTTCACTTGTAGGTGCTTGGGCTAATGTAGATTTTACACCAGTACCAACACAACAAATAACAGAACTAGTTAATGCAAGTACTAATCCTAATGGTGCAATATACAAAGGCTTTAATGCTGTACAAGATTCTTTTATATATAGAGGCGTAGTTTCTAAAGCACAAAATTTAACTAATGCGGCAGGTACAGCAAGAACCGGTGATCAATATTTGTTTGCAGATGTTGATGATACAACAACAGGTTCAATAACTGTTCAAAATAATGCAGGAGTTATTGTTGGTTTAAACAATAACACTCAATTAAAATTTGATTTAAACGCATTTACTATAGAAAACGTATTAACTAATCAAGATTTTAATTTTAAAGTACGTAATCCTACATCAACATCTGCAATTAAAGTAGATGCCACAAATAGCTATGTAGGAATATTTCAAGCAACGCCAACTAAAACACTTGACGTAGGTGGTGACGTAAACATTTCAGGAAACCTAACAGTAAGCGGAACACAAACTAATATTTCTGTTACTAATTTACAAGTTAAAGATAAAAATATTGAATTAGCAATAGATGATGCAGGAGTTTTTGGAGATGACACTGCGGCGGACGAAGGTGGAATAATTCTTAAATCCACTGGAGGTGATAAACAATTTATTTGGTCAGATGGTACAGATAGTTGGACGTCAACAGAAAATATAGATTTAGCAGTAGGAAAAACATTTAAAGTTAATACAAATATTGTATTATCAGAAACTACATTAGGATCTCAAGTAGCAAATTCATCTTTAACAAATTTAGGAACGTTAACTGCACTTCAAGTTGATGAAATAATAATAGATGGTTTAACTATTGAAGCAGATAGTAGTAATGCATCAAACAAAATTCAACTTAAAAGTCCTCAACCTATTACAATTATGGATAGCCAAAGAATTACAGGACTTGGCACACCAGCAGATCCATCCGATGCAGTAACTAAAGCATATGTAGACGGAAGTGTATCTGTTGGAATAGAATTAGATATTTCTGGACAAGGTTCAGGAACTACTTTATGGAATTGGATATGTAAAGTATTAGAAGATTTATATCCTGCAAAAGGATATTCAGCATTGAGTAACCCTAATGCTTGGGCCACTTATGCTCAACCAAACGGTGAACCACCTTTAAACACAAATGTTACGGCGGCTAATGCCGTTCCAATTGGATCTAAATCTCATGGAGTATTAGCAAGAGTTCGTACAGTTGATTATGGATCAGGCGGAGCAGTATCGGGTATTAATGTAGAAGGTGTAAAATTAATAGACTATTCACCAGTTGATCAAACAGTTACAGCCGCACAAAGAACTATTAATGCAGTTGTAACAGGAGTAGATGATAATAGTTTGTTACAAACAACTAAACTTACTATGACAGTCTCTCACTATTATGAGGCAGGTCAGGCAGTTGTAGTTACAGGAACAACGTTTGGAGCGGGCCCTGTTGCAAACATTGATGGTAATTATACTGTAATAGCGGCAGAATTTATTGCAGAAGCACCTAATTACATTTCACTGACTATTGATTTAGATAGTAGTGCTACTACAGGATTAAACTTTGCAGGTGGTAATTATAATGCTAATAGTGGAACAATTGAAAGAACACCTGTTGTAGGTAACGCAAATAAACAAGTTGTAGAAGATATTACATTTTCAACTGCTTCAGGAAACATAGGATTTACACCAACAAGAGCTTTATTACAGTTTATAGTTAATGACCCTAATGGTAATGGTACAGGAGCATGGGAATACGATAGAACACTTACACACTCTACGTAAAAAAGGATAAATATTTAAAATGGCATATTTAGTTAACAAATACGACGGGACTTTACTTACAACTGTAGCAGATGGTACTATAGACCAGACTACAGACATCAAATTTATAGGTAAAAACTACGCTGGATACGGTGAAATTCAAAATGAGAACTTCTTACATATGTTGGAAAACTTCTCAGGAGCGACTTCACCATCAAAAGCGGTTAGTGGACAACTTTGGTTTGATAGTGCAAATAGCAAATTAAAGTTTTATGATGGTACAAAATTTAGAACAACAGGTGGAGCAGAAGTAGATGCCTCAGCTCCTACAGGTTTAACTACTGGAGATTTTTGGTGGGATACTGGAAATGATCAATTATATGCTTGGAACGGAGCAGGATTTGTTTTAGTAGGTCCACAAGGTGTAGGATCAGTTGTTACTCAGTTCAAAAGTAGAACTGTTAAAGATACATTAAACGCAAATCATTTAATTATAGAAGGTGTTGTTAATGACAAAACAATAATTGCTATAAGTCAAACAGAATTTACACTAGGTACTTCAGATCCAAATAATTTAATTACAGGTTTTGATAAAATTAGAAAAGGAATTACTCTTGTAGACACAAAAGACGCTACAAACGGTACTACATCAACAGATCATTATTTCTGGGGTAGTGCATCTAACTCTTTAAGATTAGGTGGAAAACTTGCCAGCGATTATCTAACTACCGGTAGTGGAACAACAACGTTTAGTGGAATTGCATCTTTTGTAGATGCTGGTTTTACAGTAGGTGATAGTAATGACCTTAGAGTATCAATTGTAAACGGTAATGAAGCTAATATATCAAACGAAGTAGGATCAAAAATAGATTTAAAAGTAAATGTTACTGGACAAGTTACTACAATTGCAGAAGTAACAACTACAGGTATTAATCCAGGAACTGGAAATAGAAATTTAGGTGATGCGGCAGATAAATGGTTTGAAGTCCATGCAACAAGTTTCAAAGGAAATGCAGATTCGGCATCAGGAATTTATTTTAATAATTCAACATATGCAGGAGCAACTACGGCAAGTGCATCTACAACAGCATTAAGAGATGTCAGTGGTAATATTACTGCAAATCTTTTTGATGGTACAGCGACAAAGGCTCAATATGCTGATTTGGCAGAAATTTATGAAACTGACGAAGAATATTCAGTAGGTACAGTTATGAGAGTAGGAGGAGATAAAGAAGTAACAGCAGATGATGGTTCAAGCCCAATGGGTGTTATTTCCGAAAATCCAGCATACTTAATGAATAGTGAAGGCACAGGACAAGCTGTTGCTTTTGTTGGTAAGGTACCTGTTAGAGTTTTAGGCGCTATCTCCAAAGGAGATAAAGTCTATTCTGGCGAAAATGGCGTAGGAATTGGTCATGGAACCCCTGGTAATGTAATAGGAATTGCTTTAGAAACCAATCAAGAGATATCAGAAAAACTAGTCCAGTGCGTTTTAAAAGTGTAAATAATTCAAAGGAATACAAATGGCACTAGTAACAGCTGAAAGATACAATAATTTAAGACAAAGCGTGTTTTCTGTTTTATCAACAGGAGCAGGCGATTCTGGTTACGGACAAACTTTAACAAGTTCTACGGTATCATCAGGAAATCTAGTCCAAGCAAGTCATATCAATAACATTTACGAAGATATTAGAAAATGTTACAAACACCAAAATGGTGGCAATCCAACAGCAGGGCAACTTCAAGAAGTTCTTACTACAGATTTAGTTACAGACGACGATCAAACAAATTATAAAGGTTGGGATCAATACGAAGCACTTGCAACAAACATATCAACAAATAGACTTACAGCTCACGTAAATCAAATAGCAGTAAACGCCTCGGCGGCTACTAAAACTAGAAGCTCGTCTTGGAATGGTACAATTGTCCACGTTTTTACTGTTACATTTACTGATGAAGATGCTAGAAGATACTTTTTTAATTCAGGAGGTACAATAAGAATATCAGGAAGTGTGAATACGGGTAGTGCAAAAGACAACGATTGGAATACTATGTTGTCAAGTTGTGGTACTATAGGTTTTGGTGCTAATGGCACAACTCAAACTTCAGGCAATCCGATAGGAACAGTAGCTACTGGCATGGGAAATTATCAATTAACAGCATCTTATCAAGATATATTTTCGGCAATAGATGCTGGAGGCGGATCATATTCAGCAAACGATTTTAAAATCGAAGCCAAACTAGATGGAACTAATAAAATTTGGTTCACAATGACCTATTCAGATGATGCAGGAGGTAATATCGACGAAAATGTTGCCGATGCTACAGCTACAATTGATTATGGTTTGGCACAAACTGATGTAATTGGTATTGCTCCAGGTTTTGCAATTGACGGAACTAGCACTCTTTAATACCAAAATCCTACTTGATTAAATTCATAAATCCTGTTATAATCGCAAAGAAAACGTATGGAAGAAATACAACAAAAAACCTTGCGACTTGCGGATAGATTAAAAGTCCACAATAACCAAACTAGAATACTGAAAGAAAAGTTTGTGGATTCTAATATTCATTTCCTTAAAGGTCATCAATTTACAGTTGATTTAACATTAATCAACTATTGTAAAGGATTAATAGATTTAAACAAAATTGACGTTATTATATTAGATGATTACAAAATTCCTGTTAAAATAGATAACGTTCAGGACTTTTTTGACGACATTTCCGACTTATATCAAAGGAATCTTAATTCTTATTGGGTAGAATACAATAAGTTAGAAAAGTCAAAAGGGGAAATATTAAAGGATGACTAAAGGTGTATTACTATTTGCTCATAACAATAGCCTAATAGATTATGTATCGCAGGCAATCTTTTGTTGTGAACAAATTAAAAAACATTTAAACATACCAGTAAGTCTGGTAACATCAAATAAAGTACCTCCTGATAGTATTTCCTTGTTTGACAAAATCATTCCTATTAAAAACACTAATACAAACCAAACAAAATCATTTCTAGACGGTTCTACAAACAAATATAATGCTTTATGGCATAACTTTTCAAGGCCTGATTGTTATGATTTAACACCTTACGATGAAACTATTGTTATGGACACAGATTATATTGTAGGTAATGATCATCTATTAAAATGTTTTCAATCAAATGCGGACTTTTTAATTAATAAAGATGCAGAATATATCAATTATCAACATAGAGAGGATTTATTAGATGTAGATGTAAGTGATCCTAGTATTCCTATGTATTGGGCTACTGTATTTTATTTTAAAAAGACTGATAAAATGAAAACGTTCTTTGAATTAATTAAACATATTAAAGATAATTGGTCATTTTATAGATTCACATATCAAATAATAGGACAGAATTACAGAAATGATCATTCCTTTAGTATTGCTATTCATATGTTTAATGATTTTCAAGAAACTAATTGGCCCATGAAGCTACCAAGTAAGTTGTATTACATAACTGATAGAGATGAAGTTATACATTTTGATGGAGATTGGGAATTAAAGTTGTCAGTTGATACAAAAGAATATTATCCGTGTAAAATTAATGGTATGAATTTACATATTATGAATAAGTTGGCGTTGGGACGTGCAATAATGTATGATCGCTGGATTAAGGAGGATCAACATGATAAAAAATAAAGGGTATCTTATTTTTGTGCAGTCGAATAAAAGCACAGACTACTTTAAACAAGCAGTTGCATTGTCTATGAGTATAAAATTACATAATAAAAATGCAAATGTGTGTTTGATGACTAATATTAATGTACCTGATGAGTTAAAAAAGTATTTTAATAGTATTATAGGTATACCTGGGGACGATTATGCGGAAGAAAGCATTTGGAAAGTAGAAAATAGGTGTAAAATTTATAATGCATCACCGTATGATGAAACAATAGTACTAGATGCTGATATGTTGGTCTTAGAAAACCTGGATCACCGGTGGAAATTTTTAGATAACTTTGATTTATACTTTACATCGCAAGTAAAAACTTATAAAAACAAAATTGCATCATCAGACTTTTATAGAAAAGCATTTACAAAGAATAATTTACCAAATTTATATTGTGGTATGCATTATTTTAAAAAAACAAAAAATAACTTTAATTTTTTTGCTTTAGTAGAACATATAATAAAAAATTATGACATATATTACAAAAGATATACACCTATGAATACACAAAGATGGTGTAGTATGGATTTATCGGTAGCAATAGCAAGTCAATTAATTAATAATGCTAATAATATAACTTCTAAAGTAAATTTTTTAACATTTACACATATGAAACCAAATATACAAAATTGGAAATACAAACCCAATGCTTGGATGTCTTATGTAAACTCTTATTTTGATGATGACTGTAATTTAAAAATAGGAAATTATAAACAAAACGGAATATTTCATTATGTAGATCCTGGATTTTTAACAAATGAACTATTTGATAAGTTGGAGAATAAATGCAAAGACCTGATTTAACATTTACGCCTGATATAAAAGAACAAAAATGGTATTTTAATTTTAATAAAGATACTGGACAAGTTCTTAATTGTAGTGTCATTAAAAAAGGAAATTCTGTAGAAGTTCCAGAGTCTTTAGGACATGATATTGCTAATGGAGTAAAAAATTTATCGCAATACGTTATAATTTTACAAGACGGAAAGTATATTGTTAAATCTAAAACTGATATGGATGGGATAGCGTATGAAGTTACGTCTTCTAAAAAGACAGAAAATAGAAATGTATACAAAATAGAGTCTAATGATATAAATGATAAAATTTCATTTAAACTAGATATGAAAAATAAACAGTGGAATATAGGTATTAATGATAATTTGGGGCAAGAGATACAAAATACTTTAGATATGTCGGAAGATATAGTTTTAGACTTTTATGTTACTAAAAAAGATGATGCTAATATATTAGATTATATATTACCAGTCAATTTAAACAATTTAATTAAACAAAAAACACTTACAATAGAACATAAAAGTAATAATGTCCCTTCTTTGTATTGTAGAAAACTTTATGATTATAGTTATGAGGTAGTTAATGGATAGAATTAAAATTCAAGATTCTGATTTAGTATTTTTAAGCTATGACGAACCTAATGCTGAAAGAAATTATGCGGATTTAAAGAAAAAATTTCCTTGGGCTAAAAGAGTTCATGGTGTACAAGGATTAGATGCGGCTCATAAAGCCTGTGCAGATGTATCTGATGCAGAAAGATTTGTTACAATAGACGGTGATACTATTGTAGATAAAGATTTTCTTGATGTAGAAATAGATTTAAAAGCATTAGGCGTCGACAATACGTATATGTTTAGCTGGTGTGGCAATATTAACTTAAATGGGTTAAAATATGGCAATGGTAGTTTAAAATTATGGACAAAAGACTTTGTTAAAAATATGAAAACTCATGAAAACCATGATGGTAAAGATAAAAATTCAGTAGAGTTTTGTCATTTTCCAAACTATTATCAGTTTAATGAAAATTATTCTACAAGTTATATTAATGCTAGTCCTTTACAAGCCTGGAGATCAGGTTTTAGAGAAGGAGTAAAAATGAGCATCGACAGAAATGCTAGAGCTCCAAGATTAAAAGAGTTGTGGTGGCAAAATTATCATAGATTGTTAGTGTGGATGTCTGTAGGTGCAGATGTAGAAAATGGATTATGGTCAATATACGGAGCAAGAATGGGCTGTCATAAAGTTGTTTGTACTGACTGGGATATAAATCAAGTAAGAGATTTTGAATATCTTTTATCTGAATGGCACCCAAACAAAATGGGAAGAGGAGATAATTTAAGAAAAAGTGGGCCTAAACATTCTAAGTTAAATGAAGTAGAATTAATGGCTGAAATAATAAAATTAGGACACGAAATTAGAAATAGAGAAGAAATAGATTTACCTGTATTACCTTTGTCTACAGAACAAAGTAAGTTTTTTAAATCTGTTTATATGAATAGTCCAAGAATTTTTAAAAAAAGGAAACTATAATGTATGATATTGTTTTTATAAGCTATAAAGAAGTTAATGCTGACAAGCACTTTAATGAATTATATAAAAGATTTCCTATAGTTCAACGGGTAGATGGTGTACAAGGAATTCATAAAGCACATAAAACAGCCGCAAGTAAATGTTTGACAAAAATGTTTTGGGTCGTTGATGGTGATGCTAAAGTATTAGATGATTTTAATTTTGATTTTATGCCTGAAAAAAGAAATGAAAATGTAGTACACGTCTGGAGAAGTAAAAATCCAATTAATAATTTAGAATATGGGTACGGTGGTGTAAAACTTTTACCTCGTAGATTAACATTAGAAATGAAAGAAGATACTACAGATATGACAACTAGTATTAGTAACAGATTTAGAGCAATGGAACAAGTTTCTAATATTAGCGTATTCAATACAAATGCGTTTAATACTTTTAAATCGGCATTTAGAGAGTGTGTAAAATTAAGTAGTAAAGTAATTGATAGAGGTGATGATAAAGAAACAGATAGTAGATTAAATGTATGGTGCACTGTAGGTAAAGATAAACTTTATGGTGAATATGCAATTAAAGGAGCGTTAGCAGGAAAAGAATACGGATCTGAAAGTAAAGATTTACCAAGTAAATTAAAATTAATTAATAATTTTACGTGGTTAGAAGAATATTACAAATATAAAATGAAGGATAGTGTTTGTGGATTATCAAAATAATATACCATTTAATGATATAGTCAAATTCGGACAAAGAACTATGTTGGAACAAAACGTGTTCTCCGTTAGTTGGATACTTGGAAGATTTTGTAATTATGATTGTAGCTATTGTTGGCCTTATGCTAAAAGTAAAGTTTTAGATCATAGACCTTTAGAACAATATCAAAATACTATGAAAGAAATTAAAAGACAAGCAGAAGAAAATGGATTTAGTAAATTTCATTTTAGTTTTAGTGGGGGAGAACCAACAACATATAAAGGTTTAATAGAATTATTAGAATATTATGCAGATCCTACTAGCGAATATCTTAGTGTTCATATGACTAGTAATTGTAGTCCAGGTCTTAAATGGTGGAGTCGTTGGTTAGATGCAACTTATCCATTGGATCGTAGAGGTATTACAGCAAGTTACCATGCAGAATTTTCTAATGAAGAAGAATTTGGAAATAAACTTAAATTTTTACAAGAACAAGGTGTATTAATAACAATTAATCAAGTTATGGTGCCTGATAGATGGGATGAGTATTTTGATAGATGTAAAAGATTTAGAGATAAAGGATTACACGTTACTCTTAAACCCCAAAGTGACACTACAGCAAGTTTTATTGTACAAGGATATACAAAAGAACAAGTTAATATATTACAAAATGAAATGAACCATGAAGCAAAACAATTAATATTGTTTGATAATTTAGGAAAACAATATGAAATAGACCAAGCAGAAAGACTTAATGCATTTGGATTTAATAAATTTAAAGGTTGGAGTTGTAGTGCTGGATATCAAAGTTGTATTATAAGAGAACCGGGAGGAGAAATTAAAAGAGGCTACAGTTGTCATGACGAGCCATTAGGAACAATAGAAGGTGGTTTTAAATTATTTGATAAGCCTAAAGTTTGTATTACACCAACGTGTGTAAGTTCGGCTGATTCTAAAATACCAAAGGAAAAAAATGAAACTAGACAATTATAAGTGTATAGTGACAAAGGGTAAAAAGGAAGTGGTGTGGCATTATAGTCTACCATATAAAATGATATTAGAAGAAGTTGATGAACACTACAAAGAAGGTGCTGATGCAGTAGAATTAGAAATGATTACGCAACAAGAGTTTGATGATCTTTTACCAAAGGAAGAAGATGTATAATTATACAGAAATAAAAGATGTGCATTTAGAAATTACTAGCAAATGTCAAGCTAGATGTCCTATGTGTCCTAGAAGAATAGGTGGAGGTCCTTTAAATCCATTGATACATCTTGTAGAAATTAATTTAGATACATTTAAAAAATGGTTTCCTACAGAATTTTTAATTCAATTAGATAGTTTATTCATGTGTGGTAATTTAGGAGATCCTATAATTGCTCAAGATACTTTAGAAATTTATCAGTATATTAGAACTGTTAATCCAAAAATTAGATTAGCTATGCATACAAACGGTAGTGCTAGAGATACAGATTGGTGGGAGG